CCTGAAGTGGCTCATTTATTGAGCTACTTGTTATTATTTCATTGAGCCTTTCAAGAATATATTGTGTTTGTACTGTACTCATGATTTTTGATTGTCCTGGTCAGTTACGGTTTTATTATGATATTGCTGATGAAAAGCGTTACCGCTTTCAAATGAGTTTTTGAGAAGTTCCTCTGCTGAGAATGTTGGTTTTGATTTTGATTTGTTATTTTTTGTAAAATCCCTTTTATTATATGATTTATTAAGTGATTTATTAGGGTGTCTATCAGACACCACCAAAGTGTCTGTGGGAGACCACCCTGGTGTCTGGGAGATACTACCCTGGTGTCCGGGAGATACTACCCTGTGAATATCTTTTTGAATGTCTTCAGATATTTTGATAAGAGCTTTGGTTGGTAATGATATTTTGTAAATATTGTTTTTAAACTGATTATCGTCAGTTTTTGTTTGCTGAACTGTTAAGTATCCATTGGTTACTAGTTCTTGTGTGTAACGGATTACCGTTGATTTTGATATGCCCAATCTTTTAGTGATTGTGTTGATAGATGGCCATGCTATGTCCTGGTGGTTGTTCATGTACGTTGACATGAAAAGAGCGATTGATTTTGAATAGTGGTTGAGTTCTGGATTATCGAGAACGAGTTCTATCCAGTTGAAGTTGTTAATTTTTAGATTTTGCATGTGTTTTTCTCCGAGTTTATTGGTTACCTGGAGAGCTTCACTTTTGTTTTGCGGGGTTAGAGCTTATACTTTGCTCCTGAGATCCCGCTGGCAAGTGTAGATCTCATTAAGAGCGACCTTAACTGGTCTGCTCGGAAAAGGCAACTTTCTACGGATTGTTGCTTTTTTTTGTCTGAATATAACTATGCTGTGTATGAGTCTGAGCGGATTGAGTGCGCTAAAACAATCGAGAAGGTCGTTACTGGAATGAGGGAACTGAAATGTATTTAACTGAAAGGCAAAAAAAATCAATTGAGTGGTTGTCACGTGAATTTGGAATGATTCATGCGGCGCGAGATGGATATGTATTTAGAGAAGGTATTACCGATCTGACTCTTGAAAGGAAGGTCAAAGAAATGGAAGAAATGCTTCTGAATGAGCTGGTTGAGCACCGCGAGGAAAATGGAAATGGCTTTTTGAATGAGTAAAAGATCATCACGGCAATGGTTTGGTCCTTGGGACCAAAATAGTTTTACCAAAATGGTTTATGACGTATGTATTAGTCATGGCCATGATGAAAAATTATGCCGTGAATTGGCTGATTATACCGATAAGCAAGTAACTATTGATTCAGATGGAAGGTGTTATGGCTGTATATAACTATGCAGAATATGAGCCTGAAAGGATTGAATGCGCAAAGGTCGTAGAAAGAGTAATTTGTAAAAAAATTAATCAAAAGTCAAAATAACTAAAAATAACCCCACCTATAGACTGCGCGTGAAATAGTTAACAAGTAACCTTCAACTTCTCAATACATTCAGGGAGTACCAGAAGGTTATAAATTGTCTCACGTTTTAATAAAACGTGGAACAATTTAAAGATACCCTCCTGTTACTCAGTAAACAAATAGGAGATTATTAAAATGATTCATACTCAACCACGTTACTCAGTTTCCGACCTTATTCAGCTTTTGCGTATTGGTCGTGGTGGTGTATATGCCGCAATCAATAGTGGAGAATTAAAAACTTATAAGGTTGGTAAGCGCCGTTTTGCCTCCCCTCAGGCAGTTGATGATTATGTTGCGCTTTGTGAAAAGGCAGCAGCATAAATCATGAATAATACTGGTGAGATTATCCAGTTGCGCGCCAAAAAACAATCGGAGTTAGCACAAAGTGAAAATGCTGATATTGTTGCTTTTAATATGGCTGGCTTTTTTTGCATTGACCCTATTTCAGAAATTTATTACAAAAAAGATAAAGATAAGGATGTATGGCATCAAATTCCAAAATTAAAGGCCGAAGTGTTAATTGAAGAGTCTTTAAGACTTTATTCTGGACCATATTCATCAAGTTACTTGAGCGGAGTTATCCGTTTGGTTCGATCAAGGAGAATGGGGGCTGAGTGGACAATAGCCTCCCATTTGATACCTATGGAAAATGGAATATTTTCACTAAAAAAATCTGAGTTATTGCCGTACAGAGAAGAATACCATTTCACCTGGTGTTTACCCTACTCTCATGAACCTGATGCCACTTGCCCTAAAATTGATAAATGGCTGAGTATCGTTACTGGTCAGGATGATGACCTTGTTTGGTTCTTATTATGTTGGATGGCGGCGGTATTAACTGGGCGGCATGATCTACAAAAATTCGTCATGGTGCACGGTCCTGGTGGTACTGGCAAAGGCACTATCCTTAGGCTTATTACTAAATTAATTGGTGATCATAATGTTGTCGCGTCAACTCTCAGAAAAACCCAGCAAAGTCCATATGAAACCGCGAATTTCTATACCAAACGATTGGTTATATTTAGTGATGCAGAAGATTATGCCGGTGATGTTTCTGTTCTAAAAGCTATGACTGGAGGAGATTTACTTCCTTACGAAAGAAAATATAAGGATGCTGAGCAGCCTTTTCTATACCAGGGCACGGTCATGATTGCTTCTAACCATCCTATTAAATCTTCTGACAAATCGTCTGCTTTATCCAGGAGGATGATAAGCATTGTTTTTAACCAGGTTGTGTCCGAGAAAGAAAAAACAGAAAACCAAAATTTTGAAGATGAGTTAATAAGTGAGCTACCTGGCTTATTCAATAAACTGGTTCAAATCTCTCCGGATGAGGTTACACGAGCAATCCGCAAGCTGGCACCATCGATACTTGAAACCAAATTGGATGCAGAGATGGAAGCTAACTCCATTCTTGCATGGGCGCATGAATGGCTAGTGCGATGTGAAGATGGTCAGTCAGAAACGCGAATAGGTAGCGCCCCTCTTTCTGGTACCTATGCAACTACATCTTATCTTTATGGTAGTTATCTTATTTTTTGTGATAGCCAAGGAAGAAAGCCAGTTGGTTTGGTCAACTTCAGCGAATACGTTATTGATAATTGTATTTCTCGGGGAGTGAATACCGAGAAGATCAAAACAAAGGCCGGGATGATTCTTGAAGGTCTTAGATTGCGTACCAAAGAGGATAAATGTGATTACTTATTTATTTAAATCAGTGAAGGGTTGTGAAGGGTTGGTGAAGGGTGAAAGCCAGCTGTTGCAGGGCTTGCAGGGTATGCAGGGTTTTTATAATGTTTAAATATAATGACTGTAAGAATACCTATATAAAGAAACTTTGTGCTTTAACCCTGCATACCCTGCAAGCCTTTGCACTGTATAGGTTTCGGCCTTCACCAACCCTTCACAAATATCAGATCAACCCTGCACAACCGAGTATCAGAGGTTTCCTGGGAAACTTTCCTTCACAAACAAAAAGGTACTAGGCCAGCTTTGGAAGACAAGGGTCATTCTCACCCCGCTGTTCGGTTAGTCGCAGACATATTATGTCCACTTTACTTTCACTATCGATATATTATATTCAATAGGTTTTATATATGACCGAAATCACACATCTAGATTGCACTGCATTAGACCTGGCAAACATCACAGGAATAACAAAGCAACGTATTCACCAATTGGTTAAGGAGGGTGTAATCAAAAAAACTGAACGCGGGGTATTTAACCTGGTGGAATCGGTATGTGATTACTGTGTGTATATCCGTGGTGTTTCACGTGGATCTGATACAAAAAAAGAAGGTGATACACATCGTAATAAATTACTTAAAGCAAAGGCTGATATGGCAGCAATGGAAGTATCGAAAATGAAAGGCGATTTAATAAGTGCCAGTGTACAACGTTCACATGATTACGCCCTGGCCACGATATTAAAAAACAATTTATTTTCAATTCCTGATCGTATATCCGCAATAATTGCCGCTGAGAGCGAAGCTAGCACAGTACATGATTTAATTACTCAAGAAGTCCGTAACAGCTTAGACAACGTTATCAAAAGCATGGAGAAAACTGAAGTTGATGACGCTAGTCTTGATGTAACCAGAAGACAAAGCAATGAGTTGCTGACAAAGGAAAACAGTAATGAATAACAACTTAAATTTAAATAATTATTTAGATAAATAACACTTGAAATTTGATTTAGCTATTAATTTTATCCTTGTATTTTATATAATTTATGATTACAATTTTTATTAGTTTCTACTTGAGATTAGTTATTAGTAACGAATGCCCTGTTTTTTTTGGGATAGTTTCTACTAAAAATACAATTTCAAGGGAAGGTCAAATTTACACTTCTACGACCCTGCAACGTTTATTGGGTTCCCTGATTGGGGAATATTTAATAGTGCGTATGTGGGGTTTTCTATTTATACCCCTCAATTACGCGTTTAAGGAGACTCACTATGCCTGAGTTATTAACGCGGCAAAAAAGAAATAATCAACTACCAGATGATTTGCTTCATAGAACTGCAATATTTCAACGTGGTTCAATTGATAAAAAAAATCGTACTGCGGAGCTGGCCTTCTCAAGTGAAACAGACAAAGTTGAGAGGTGGTTTGGTATTGAGATACTTGACCATGGCCCTGCCTCGATCCGTTTAGATCGTATTGGAAATAAAGCCCCCCTCCTTATTGATCATAATGCTGCCGACCAGGTAGGTGTTATTGAGTCAGTGAAAATTGGTGCTGATCGAGTAGCCCGTGCAATTGTTCGATTTAGTAAAGGATCAAGAGGAAATGATATTTTTTCTGATGTGGTAGACGGTATTCGCACAAAAGTATCGGTTGGTTATTTAACGCACGCACGCGAAGAAACAAACGAAGGAACTGAGCATAAGCCTATTTTCAGAGTGACCGATTGGGAACCGTATGAAATAAGCATTGTATCAATTCCAGCAGATGATTCAGTCGGCATTGGCCGTACTGCTAACACAACATATTTTGAGGACACTAACATGCCTGAACAACAAACAAATGAAAGTGAAGTTAAACTTTCCAGATCACAGAAAACGGCTGCTAGATTAGCGGTTGAAGATGAGCGATTAAGAATTGCCGAAATAACCTCAATAGCTGGTAATCGTGGCCTTCAAAATCTAGGTCAGACATATATTGATAATGGTAAGTCATTAGATGAATTTCGAGCCGCTGTTTTAGATTCCATGCCAGAACCAAAAGCAGCCCCAAGCGCAGACGTTATGTATGAGGGCCGTGGTAATGCTTATGGTAACCATGGTTCACGCACCTTCAGTATTAGAAACGCGATTCTTGGACAATTACCTGGATCAAATATTGATAATGGCTATGAGCGCGAAGTTTCTCAAGGTTTGGCGCGACAATTCGGTAAAAACCCTTCATCGATTCTAGTTCCAATTGGAATGCCATCACGTGATGATCGAACAATGCAGGTATCAGTTGCTGGTACTGGTGGAAATATATCACCGTATGATTACCGCCCAGATCAATTAGTGGATGCTTTGGTCGCTGAATCGGCAATCCTTAACTTGCCTATAATGCATATTCCAGATGCGGTTGGTGATGTGATTTTGCCCAGGGTTACCTCAAATATGAGTGTTGGTTGGAGTGATCTTGATTCCGTTGATAGCATTGCTGCGACTGACCCTACTTTTGATCAGATTACGTTTAGCCCCACCAGTATTACAGCTATAACTAAATTGAGTCACAAGCTACTTAAGCAATCAACGCCTCAGGCTGATGCAATTATTCAAAATATGCTGGCACTAGAAATTGCTAAGGAATTTGACCTTAAATGTGTGCAGGGTGATGGAACGTTGAACACCATAACGGGCATTATCAACACGACAGGTATTGGAAACATCGAATATTCAAATGGTGGTTCCCCGACCTGGGCAAATGTTGTCGGAGTCGAGGCACTACCAGCTGTTAACAATGTTTCCGGTGGACATATTGCTTACCTGGTGCATCCAACAATGGCAGCCGCATTGAAAACAACCACTAAAGATGCGGGATCAGGTCGGTTCATTTTGGAAGATGGTGTAATGAATGGTCGACAGGTAGTTGTATCAACAAATGTACCTGCCGGAACTATTATTGTCGGTAGCTGGCAACAATTCGTTACTGTTACCTGGGGTGTTCTTGAGAT